AAAAAGGGATTAGGTGTCATTCTTCGCCCTCCTTATCTTCATCCTGCTCATCATCCTCTTTGTCCGCCGGCTGGGCCAGCACGGCCTTGTCCGGCGTCTCCTTCAGGCCGGCGAATATCTTCCACGACACCTTCTCTCCGGTGTCCTCCTCGATTGCCTTCGCCCTGGCAATAGCATCCCGCACCTCCTTCTCCCGCTGGTCTATGACCTCGGCCCTGTCGGTATTAAGGCTCTTGCATACCTGCCCGTGGGTAATAAAGCCCCGCTCGACCTGGGTGGAATAGGCCGTCGCCTCCTTGAGCTGGTCTATCCAGGGGAAGGTCTGTTTTATCCAGTCGAATTTGAGCTTATCCCGCCTGCCGATAAGCTTCTGCTCCTGCCATGCGGCCAGGCGCCATTTGAACAGCGGATCGTAAAAGAAATCCACCATCTTGGCCTGCCATTTGCCGAACATCTGAAAGGCCTGCTGTAATACCGCGCGTGACTGGCTGTAGTTGCTTTTCGTCCAGTCCAGGAGGATCAGCTCCAGCGGCATTCCCAGCGGCAGCCCCAGAATTCGCAGGAACATCCGCACCGAATCGCCGAAGTTCTTGCCGGGAATGTTCCGCTCGATCCCCTTTATGTCCTCACCCGGCTTGCCCCAGAACATTATGGCATAATCCAGCTCCGTCATCCTCGTTGCCAGGTCACCCTCGGTCGAGTCGCTGGTCTTATTGGGGTCCTCCCGGCTGGCCGTATAACCCTCCTCGGGACCTTGCTCGCGCTGTACGCTGACCGCCAGGCGGCTGAGCATCTGCATGGCGATGGCCTCGGAGTCGCAGACATCGTTAATCCGGTGCAGCATCGGAAAGGCCGACTGGGCCGCCGGCACACCCCGTATCTGCGATGGCCGCCCCGGTTTGGCTATATAAAGAACGTTCTCGGCCTTTACCTCTTTGCCGTTTCGGCTATCGACCCGATTATTCTTCCAGGGGCACAGCTTGAATTCCCGGGGCCTTCCGTAATCGTCCTTTTTGATACCGTTGGCATAAGGCTTCTTTCCCTCTATCTGCTCGGCCTCGAAGAGCTGGATGAGGGCCTTGTCGGTCAGCAGCACCGCCGTGTCACCGGCCGTCATTACCTCACGGCAAACCATCTCGGCCACCTCGGAGCCCGAGAGTACGTTTCGTATCTCCGGCCTCTTTAGCCAGTCCCGCCACAGTCCCTCGATCTTCCTGTCCGTATTGGGCGAGCCGCTGTTTACCTGCAGCTCGAAGCCGTTGCCGATGATATAGCTCACCGCCCTGTCTATCATCCCCTGGTAGATGGCGTTGTTGCGCATAAAGTCACGCGACTGCGCGATGAGAGACTTGCGGTCCCGCTCATCGTGACTGTACCCCGGGTACGAGACATAAGAGCGGCCCTCCCTGGTTGCCACCTTCGCCGAGCGGTATCCCAAAGAAGTATAGAACCCGCGCCGCCGGTCCTCGATGACGATTGTGCTGGCCGAAGTTAATGACATAAAAAAAGCCGCCTAAATTTGCTAATCGGCGGCGGATAAAAGCTTCCCGGCAGTCCATCCGCCGCCGAGAAGCTTTCCAAACTATTCACTTTATACAACTATATTCGACCTCAAAGATATGACCGGTCAAGGGTTTCTTGGGGATTTATGGTGATTTTTGAAAAATTGTAACAAAATCTGTTAAAAAGTTCCGGAAACGGAAGCCATTTCCGGTTAGTCCGCTAAAAGCGGCCTCTTTTCAGGATTTCCGCTATGCGGAACTGTTTAATATTTTTATGACTTCATTTGTCTGCCTTTCACGTTGTTCGCTCATAAGGCGCTCAGTCAATACTGAATTATTCCTATCTGTCATTCTTTCTATCTGAGCCCATATATAACTTGCCGAAAGAGCATCAAGGGACATACCAGCATCATATTTATGCTTTCCTTCAAAATCCCTACGCTTTAGCTTGTCCATAATTCACTCCCGTCCCGCTTGGATAACTTTGAATTACAACATCCTCATAATCACTTAATGGACGATTATTGATTCGTATCGAGTTAAAATCTAATATTGTCCCAGTGATACCTTTGATAAATATATTCTCGCCGTTAGTAAGACTTACCTTGAGAATAGTTACAAAAGCTTTAGTGTTAGGCGCCAGTATCTTCGGCGCGAAAACCGCCACCCTACCCCGCAGCGCTTTCGCTTGCGGATTTTTCTTTGAACCCGCTTACGCGGTAAGTTTTATTTTCCCCCCTCACCCTCTTACGAAGGGGGGAAAATAAAACTACTCTATTGTCATAACTCTACTTCACAATCTTTAGGCACAAACTCTTTGGCTGGACCGCAAAAAAATGATTTAGCATTTTCACTATTCAAGTCCGCTTTATATGCCTTACCATCTTCGCCAATTTCAAACATATCCATAAGATGAATATCTTCACCCGCTATTGCTTTCGGTGGTTCATGGGTCCAATAGCTTATCCCATCAATCGGTTCATCCATAAGTTACCTCATTAAAAACCCCGCGAAGCGGCTCAAAAAGAAACCGCGAGCGAAGCGAAGCGGAGCAGCTCAGTGCCACTGACTTTTATCCGGCAATTCCGCGGTCGGGTTCTCCCTGGCTATGAAATCGGCCGCCAGCTTCTTAAGGCTCGGCACAACGTCGTTGACCATGAAGTTCTTTCGTATGTAATAATGGTGCAGGTCATGCTCGTCTTCCGGGGAGTACTTCTTCTGAAATGTCACCGTAATAAAGAACCTGTCCGTCTCCAGGGCCTCTTTTATCTTGCCCGCAAGTTCAAGCTCACCAGCTAATAGCATTTCGAGCTCCTCAAGCATTGCGTCAACCTTGGTGCTTTGCCCTTTCGGGCTCTGACTTCCGTCCTCTGTCTTTTGTTTGTGCTTCGCCATATTTGCATCCTTTCTCAAATTCAATAGTCAATAATAAATAGTCAATAGTCAATAGTCAATCACTTTTCTTTAACCCCCTTCACGCAATACCGGTACCTGCAGTGCCCACGCCGGCAAACCCGGTACTGCTTATTGCCCCTGGTCGAGGTGGCGACGGTATCGTGCGTCCGGCACCGGGGACACTGCGAGGCGTTCGGAAAGTGCCACCTGGTTCCCCGCTCAGGCGCCGCGGGGGCTTCGGCACTCTTCTTATCCTGCTCAGCTTCATCAACCGTCTTATCGACCTGCTCATCGACCGTATTATCTACAGATTCTTTGTATTTCTGTTTTACTTCTTTGTCTGACAAAGCTTTGTCGAAAATTTGAACATTGTTAATTGTACCCTTTAGTTCTCTGTCCTCTGACTTCTGTTTTCCGTCTTCCGTGTTCTTTTTTTTCTTTGTCATAATTCGAATCCTTTCAACTTTACACTTTAGCTCACTTTAGTCACTTTCAACTCTAATACCTTGTTCTTATCGGTTTCTTACCGACCGGCCTTCCTACCGGTTTTATTTCGGTCTTTCCCGCCGCCGCCGGGTCCGGCAGGGCCCACAGGCCCCTGATCTCCGCCGCCGCCAGGGCATAGACCTCGGTGTCCCAGTAGTGGTTCGGCGGCTTGCCCTTCTTCGGTACCCAGCGGATCCACTGTATTTTATCGCCCTTGCGCTTGATCTCCTTGTTCTCGCTCGTCAGGTGCTCCAGGACCTCGTAAGGCGTCTCGGCGTGCAGGTGGCCGTAGCCGTGGCCCGGGACGGCCGCCTCGAAATAGCTGCGGTACAGGCTGTCCTTATATGCCGTCAGGTTCAGATCGTACCGCTTGAGCGTGCCGCCCGCCGCCTTGCCCACCCGCCAGGGCTGCTTGGTAACCTTGTCGTCACCGGCCACCGGGATAATAGGCGCCAGCCCCGCGCACCGCACGCAGAATGCGTCCACTGAATCGGTATTATACATCCTGTCGATGGCCGATAATGCTATCCTCATAACCGTTTTCTCGTCGGACATCATATCGAACCGCATCGTCAGGAACGGCAGCAGCTTCTCCAGGTTCTCCACCCGCTCGGTAGGCCCCGTCTCGATCCTCTGCTCGAATATACTCCAGTGCTCGCCCAGGTACCCCCAGCCCTTGACCCGGAAGTATACGTGGTCCAGCTGCACATCCAGCCCGGCCGTCAGCATCTGCACGCCCGCAGGGACCTTGCCCTTCGGGTAGCCCCCTATATGCGAGCGCAGCAGCTCGATGTCCGTAGTCGCCCGCTCCTCCCGCCAGGGTCGGGCCTTTTGCGAGTTCCAGTAATCTTTTAAAGGCTGGATATTACCGGCATCTTTGCTTTTCAGGGCATGTACGAACTCGACCGTCAGGGACGTCACCGTCTCGACCATCGGGTGCAGCATAAGCGAATGTATACGGCAGCTCCGGATGGTCCTTATCGCGGTCTTTCCGAGAAGCCGTCCGTTATCGTCCAGCTCGCAGTCGCCCGGCACGAACTTGCCCGCGCATACCGCCCGCCAGCGATCGTCCTCCGTCCAGGCCCGGCCGCATTTCGGGCATACGTACCGTGAATGTTTGCCCCTCCTGTACACCGATTCGGCGTAGAATACCTGTTTTCCTCCCTTTTTGAACCTGTCGATTTGAATATTCTCATCTGTGATTTCGTGCCATTTGCCGCACGCCCCGCAGGGTACCCACCACTGGCAGCAGTCGCCCCTCTTCCACTCGACGTCCGACATGTCGCCCTCGGTGACCGGTGTAGTCATCGCCAGGAGCTTGCTGCGCCCCTTGAACCACCGCTGCCTCTTGCGCATCAGGGATATCGGGTCGGCCTCCTCGCCGACGTATGGCGGGTACTTGCCCGTCTCATCCGCGATGATATAGCAGACCGGCTTATCGGCCAGGGCCTGCGGCGTCGTGGGCCAGCCTATATACAGTATCATATTGTCCATTACCGTCTGCTTGCCGATGAAGATGTTCTTTACCCTCTTGCCCGATACGTGATTGAGCAGGTCATCGCTGGCCTCGAACATCGGGCGGATCCTCGCCTCCACCCGGTTCTTTACATCGTCCTTGGTAGGCATTATCAGCAGCGTGGGCCCGGGCGATGTCTCCGGTATATAACCCACGAAACCCGTCCCGAACGTGGTCTTGCCCGACTGGCTGCAGGCATAGACCCATACCTCCCGCGTCACCGTATCGCTGAGCCACTCGGCTACCGGCACGAAGTACGGTGTGTACTCCCTCGACCACGGCCCCTCGATAGCGCTGGTACCCCCGGCCAGCATGTAATTGGCCTCCATCCACTCGACAAGAGGCGGCCGCTGACGGGGCTTGAGCATGGCTGTCTCCTCCGGCTGGATGGGAAGTACTCCGCTCAAACGCCGCGGGGGCTCAATGGATTTTGTTTCAATTGCTGTGGTCACCATTTTTGTAGGCTCTTAATTGGAAGGCTCGACTACAGGGGCCATCGGCAAGCTGACCAATATCGACTGGTTATTGCCCTCAATTTTTCTACCTCGCGTTTTGTTTCGATGAGCTCATCCTGAAGTTTTTGGTTTTCTTTACATACTTCCAGATAATGTGCGTTAGCCTCTCGCAGCTTCTCATTCTCGGACGTATCGTACCTTGGTGGAAGTCCTATAGGATGAGATTCTCCGTATATTACCGGCGCTCCACATTTATCACACTTCATCAGTCACCGCCTTTCGCTACAATCTTAAAAGCATCACTTAATCTATCTCGCCAGTTTTTGTCAGTTGATGTTTGATTGTAAGCGACACCAAGACTAAAACCCACTCCAATACACTTAATCATAATCCGTTGTGTCACATCATCCGGCTCAACCAAACCATCATATTTCTTGGCAAGCTCTATAACCTTTAGAAGAAGGAAATTTGCTATTGCTTGTTCTTCCGATATAATACCCATTAGTCACTTCCTCTACTGCTATTAACCTCATTATTCGCCATCTTTCAGTAATTGCATAATCTCATCAAATTTTTCGGCGGCAGCCGCGGGTAAATACAAAAACTCCGGCACCGTCAGCCACTCCCGCTGCATGTCCTCGAAGAACCGGTTTATGATGTCCTCGGAGCTGTCCACCGTCTGGCCGTGAAGCATCGTCGCCAGCTCCCTGCCCTTGTACTTAAAGGCCCCCACGATCTTCTGCCACCGGCCCAGCAGGCCCGCCGTTACCTCCTCGCGGTCCAGGAGCTGGTGCCTTCTCTGGGCAAGGTCTATCTTCTTCTCCTCCGCCTTTAAGTCCCGCAGCCTGTCCGCCGGCAGGACCCGCCCATCCGGCCTCCGCTTAACGAAATTGCCGTACCATTCGATGGCGCCCTTTAGATTGATACTGCCGTCCACGTTCCGCGCCAGCCCGTTTTTGGTATACCAGTCGTATATGGTCTGCCTGGTAACGCCGAACAAGTCCGCCGCCTGGTTAATCGAAAGCTGCGAATAATTGATATTTACCGCCCGCCCCTCGCCCTCATCGTAGAGAAAGCCCTCGATAGCCTTTATCGCCCGCTGATTGCCCTCCTTCGCAGCCTCGGCCAGGGCCTGCTTGGCCGCCGCTATCGCCTGAATACGCGTCTGCTCCCAGATATCGCGTATCTCACCGTCCGTATCCAGCAGCTCCCGCAGCTCGGCCCCCCTGTTAAAGCCCAGCAGCTTAGCCGCCTGGCTGACCGTCATTATGGCGGCTGCACAGGCCCTGATGTTCCTCAGCAATTGGCCCCGCTCCCAGGCCCGGCCCAGCTCCGGGTGCTTTTTGATATACCCGTCCAGCGTCTTGCGCAGACGCGGCCGCTCTTTGCCCAGTATTATATCGGCGGCCGCAAGGTCCTCGCACTCGAAGCCCAGGCGGCGAACGGCAAGCTCCGGAACAGGAAAGCGGGGCCTATTCCTTCTCCGCTGCGCTGCGCTTCGCGGTTTCTTTTTGGAGCCGCGGCGCTTCGCTTGCGGGATTTTCTTTGATATTTTCTTCTTCAACTATCTTCCTTATCTGACTATGCTCGTTATAGTCATGGCCGATGTTTTCGATTATCTTAAAAGCAATGGGGCAGAAGAACCGGCTTCCCACCTGGACGCCGAGGGATGTACTGTCCCGGGTGGCCCTAAAGGGGCCAATCCTCTTTCCCGCATCCTCTACCCCTCCCAGGGTGCGCGAATGTGGCCCTTTGCATGTTACGGCATAAAATTCCTGTCCAGCTTTAATCTTTATCATAATTATTCATAATCAATCTACACTTTACACTTTAGCTCACTTTAGTCACTTTTATCAATCTTTGGGCACCTGTGCCCGCTTTTA